CTCGGGCCTTCAGGACGGCTTGACTTGTATGCAGATCTCTAAAAATCTGGGTTGCCACCTCAGTTCTGTTAAACGAGTGTCGGCACGTTGGCGAAAATCTCAAGACAAAGCTCAAAACTCTTTGTTATAATGTTTATCAGAGGTCTGGGGTTATTGTGTGACGGCTAGACGTAAATTAGATGACGCCCTAGATTATGGGCGCAATATGCAGCCTATACATGAGTTGCAGGACGCTGGTGTTAGTGCTGCTGCTGATGATATAGTAGCCATTTTAGATGTTAGCGAGATTGACGCTGACGCACAGCCTAAAAAAATTACTTTACAAGATTTAGTAACAGCTGGAGGAGGAGGGGGAGGGGGGACACCCGGCGGCTCAGATACCCAGATCCAATTCAATGACGGCGGCGCCTTCGGTGGCTCTGCCGATCTGACCTGGGACGACACCGCTAAAGAGCTTGGCGTCGGCGGTGACATCAACCTGGATGACGGTGGGACGTATTCCACCACGCTCCAGATGGTGACGGCTACTGCCAACCGCACCATCAGCTTCCCCGATGCAACGGGCACCGTTGCCTTAGTTGCAGGCTCTAGTGGGCAGTTCACGTACAACAATGCTGGCGCTCAAGCTGGCCTGACCTCTGCCAACATCGGCAGCACTGGTGAGATTGATGTCAGCCTGGCTGGCGCTGCATCCACTCCGCCTGTCAAGTTCACCGGCACGTGGTTCACGGGCGGCACGGCTACTACCACCAAGCCTCAGGTGCTGATTGAACCAGCTGGCACCACCTCGACTGCCTGGAGCACCAGCGGCACAGGCTTGGGTGTTAATGCTGCTAGTGGGTTTACGGGGAATCTGCTGGATCTGCAGTTGAATGGGAGTGGTCGTGCCTACATCACTCCTTCGTTTGCAAGATTTGGAGATGCCAACCATAATTTACGCATAGGATCCAATGCTGGCGCCACGGTAGATGGATACTTTGCAACCTCATTAAGGGGCAGAATTGGTTTTGGTCTTGGCACTGGTCATGAAATTCAGATTACTGCGGGAACGCCCGGAGGAACACTTGGTCCTTTGACGCTTGTGGCTTCAGTCGTTGAGCAAAAAAACGGCACCAACGCCCAAACCTACAGGCTCTACAACACCTACACCGACGCCTCAAACTACGAGCGTGGCTTCCTTCAGTGGAACAGCAACGTCTTTGAGATCGGTTCCGAAGGTGCAGGTACTGGCTCCGAGCAAACCGTTCGTATCACTGCAGCAACACTGAAGCTGCCCAACCTGCCCACCTATGCCGACAACACTGCAGCCACCTCCGGTGGTCTAGTTGCCGGTGACGTTTACAAAACCGCCACTGGCGAACTCCGTATCACCGTTTGATAGCCATGCCCCTTTCTACTTTGACCATCACGCTGACCGACACCCGCCTGATTGATGGCTGGGTCGCTGCAGCAAACGCCAATGGCCTCAGCCCTGAAGCCTTGGCACTCGAGTTCCTGAACAACCAAGGCCGCTCCTATGCCGACCTGAACGAGGTGGGCGTCATCACTGGTGCTGCCTTTGTGGCTCGCTTCACACCTGCTGAGTACGGCGCCATCCTGGCTGCTGCCGAGCAGAATGCTGAAGTTGCTGGTCTGCTGGAGCAGCTCTACGCCTCACCCAATGTGGCGATGGATGATCCACGCCTTGCACCCGGCCTGGCTCTGCTGGTATCCGAAGGCCTGCTGGATGCCGCCCGCCCGGCTGAAATCCTGAGCTATGTGCGACCCGAGCCGGAGGTGGTGGAATGAGCGCCCTCCTAGACAACGACACTAATCGGGAGGCCACACCATGACTTTGGTCTGGCGGCCTGGCTGGAACGGACTGACTGAACCTGAAGCGGTGGAGTATGTCGCTGCCGTAGAGGCTGCCGATGGTCAGGATCTTGAATTTGGTGTAGCCAGGGCGATCAATGATTTCGTCCTTGGCTGCAAGAACGACGGTATCTGGAGCGCGATCAAGGCATCGTGCATTCTTGCTGGTGCCCGTACGCTCAATGGTGCATTGGTGCCGCTGGTGGGTGCAGCGCCTACGAACTTCAACTTCGTGGCTGGTGATTACAACCGCGAGACGGGGCTGGTGGGGGATGGGAGCACGAAGTATTTGGATTGCAACAGGAATAACAACGCGGATCCGAAGGATAACCAGCACTTTTCTGTGTACTGTTCGGAAAAGGATATCGTAAACTCCTTCCCGACAGCAATATCAACGGGTACGTTTGGACAGAACGGCTGGTCTGCGATTCTTCAGAACCGAAGTGTTCCTAGATGGCAAGGTGCAAGTCAAACTAACTTTCTCCAGCTCAACGGGGACAACGAGAACGTCCCAGCATTCTTAGGGGTATCTAGGAATTCTTCTACTAGTGCAACTTTTCGTGGTAATGGTTTTACTGTAACAGGCGGTGGCAGCTCGACTGTAGCCACAGGCGCACCTTGGCTTGTTTATGCAAGTTCGACCAACGCCCGCCTCGCCTTCTACTCCATCGGCGAATTCCTGGACCTGGCCGCCCTCGATAGTCGTGTCACCGACCTGATCACCGCCATCGGAGCCGCTATACCATGACCCACACACACAATTCTGTAACACTAATGCTGCTGCGGAGGTGACGCTATGACGATCTATGTGCCGGGGAAGTTGACGCTATCCAAGATCCAGCAGTATCCGGCTGTCATCGGTGAGCCCTGGGGCGGTGGTTATTTTGCTGGCTACATCAGCCATACCGCTGACGGGAATCCAACCCATGCGTTGATCGTTGCGCCAGCCGCGACTGGGGCGACGGGGGGCGCTTACCCCCAGACTACTTTTCCCGCTTGGAAAACAACGAGCACAACCACGATCGGCACTACTAGCGACTTTGATGGAGTAGCTAATACGGCTGCAATCGTTACGGCAGGTATTGCGGATCACCCTGCTGCTCAGTTCTGCACGAATTTGACCATCGGTGGATTTACTGATTGGTATTTACCGAGCGTGCTAGAACTTGATATTGCTTACTTCAATCTAAAACCAACGACCCAGGCCAACGACAGCTCCTTCGGTATTAACAATTATTCTGTACCGAAGAGAATAATAAATAACACCACAAACTACCCAAGCATAACAAGTGTCACGGCATTTGCGACTTCTGCTGAAGGATTTATTGCAGATCGGCACTGGAGTTCTACTGAGGCTAGTACCACCAACGCAAAACAGTTAACTCCTTCCACCGGGAAGCTAGACAACTCACCGAAAACAACGGGATTATATGTTCGTGCCTTCCGCCGTATAGCCCTTCCATGACCATGACCTACATCACGACCACTGGACTAGACACTGCCACTACCACTGAAATGGAGGTATCACCATGAGCTGGGCAATCATCCCCGAGTTTCGCCTACCCGACGAACCCGAAGCGTTGAGCTACATCGCTGCCGTGGAAGCAGCCGATGGCCAGGAGCTGGAACCGGCAGTGAAGCTGGCGTACAACACCTTCATCAAAGGCTGCAAGGCTGATGGCATCTGGCCAGCACTGAAGGCGAGCTGCGTCCTGGCTGGTGCTAGGACGTTGGATGGTGCGTTGGTTCCGCTAGTTGGTACGGCTCCGACGAACTACAACTTTGTCTCTGGGGACTACAACCGCGAGACGGGATTGATTGGCGACGGAAGCACCAAGTATGTAAACAGCAATAGGAATAACAATGCTGATCCGCAGAATAGCAAGCACTTGTGCTTTTATGCAGCAGAGTTAAACTCGGGGACCGTTAATCAGGGTTACATCGGCGCGGGCACTAGTGACAGTGGAGCTTCAAATCTTTCTACTTTTGCGGGGGCGTCGCCAGTGTTTGCCGCAAGAATAAACTCTTCCGCTGCCATAAACATCGGGTCAAACTCTGGGATTGGATTTACCGGCGCGAGTCGCAATAGCAGCAGCAGCATTTTAATAAGAACTTCTGGTGCAACTACCTCCTATAGCTCTTCCTCGCAATTACCGTTAGATCAGTCAATTATTGTGTTCGGTCGTAATTTGATTGCTCAGTCCGACGCCCGCCTCTCCTTCTACTCAATCGGCGAATCCCTAGACCTAGCCCTACTCGACGCCCGCGTCACCACGCTGATGAGCGACCTCGCCGCAGCGATTGTGTAGTTGAGCCAGACCTCGTAGTGTCCCCGACTACGGGCCTGATGAAAGAACTACAAAACGCTTAAAGCGAGCTCGGGCCTTCAGGACGGCTTGACTTGTATGCAGATCTCTAAAAATCTGGGTTGCCACCTCAGTTCTGTTAAACGAGTGTCGGCACGTTGGTGTAAAATACAGCACAAATCTGTTGAGCTATAATTTAGACATTAGGTCGGATTCGTATGGCCGCTAGGCGTAAACTAAACGACGCCCTAGATTACGGGCGGCACATCCAACCCATTCATGACTTACAGGAACTGTCTGCAGGTCAGGTTTCGGGTGACGATATTCTTGCGGTTTTAGACGTTAGCGAGGTTAACGCTGACGCTCAGCCTAAAAAGATAACTATTTCCAGTCTGGGCGGCGGTATTTCCGCTACTGACTCGGTTGCTCGGGCCAGCGGTAACGCTGCTCTTTCCCTGGCTGATACGAAACTGCCGATTTCTGGCGGCGCCGTGGACGGCCAGATCACACAGAATATCGTTGCTCTCGGGTTGTACGGCAGCGGTATTAACTGTGCTTTAGGTAATTACTTTACAGCTACGATTAGCGGCGACTCGACTGTTGTTATATCGGGTGTTCCGTCGAGTGTTGCTTATAGTCTTATTTATGAGGTTCAACACGATACAGGAACGATTACTTGGCCTACTGAAGTCGAGTGGCCGAGTGATACCGCGCCGACTCTGACTACTGGCAAGACCCATGTATTCATCTTTATTACAGATGACGGGGGTTCTCGCTGGCGTGCTGCAAGTTTAGTCGATTACGACACTTGATATATGGCTTTCACAACTGATGCTGCATTGTTAGGTGCTGCTGGTGCGGGCGGAGGAGGTCCAGCTAAATCCAGCTATATAGCTGTCGGTCATGACACTTCTCCTTATATTTCTGTTTATCCGTGGGATGTTACTACTGGATTTGGGACTAAGTTTTCTAATCCCGCTACATTACCAACAGGAAACTGTTATGGCGTTTGCTGGTCTCCTGATTCTAAAGTATTAGTTACTCTTTCTTCAACAAATCCTTACGTCAGAGCTTATCCATTTTCAGCTGCTGGTTTTGGGACCGCTTATTCGAATCCAGCTGTTTTACCTAGAGCTACAAGCGAAAGTAGTTATACTCCGTCTTTTTCTAAATTAGGGACTGCTGTTGCTTTTCCTATGTTTTTTAATACTCCTTATGTAATAGCTTACAGTTGGGACAATTCTACTGGTTTTGGGGCTAAGTATGCAGACCCTGCTGTAGCCTTACCTAGTCACGGAAAAAGTGTTGACTTTCACCCCAATAATGACGCTATAGCTGTAACTCACTATGGTTCTCCTTATATATCTGCTTACGCTTGGTCTGAAAGTACTGGTTTTGGTACTAAATATAGTAATCCTGCTGTTTTGCCTGGGTCTACAGGTCAAGGAGTTAGGTTTAGCTCCACGGGTGGGGCTGTAGTCACAACTACTGTTAGCGGAACTAGAATTCTGGCTTACGCTTGGGATTCCTCTACTGGCTTTGGTTCGAAATATGCTGATCCCAGCCCTTTAGGCAGTTCTAACGGCGGAGGCATTTCTTTCTCTCCTGCTGGTGACTTTTTTAGTTATGTTTATGGCAATGCGCCTAGAGTTTATGTATATCTATGGAGTGATGCTACTGGTTTCGGTACTCGTTATCAACCTGCTACTTATCCTACCAGCACCTCTGCAGACACGTCTGTGTCAGCCGATGGCCTAGCTGTATCTAACGTAGCTGCTACATCCGGCAATAGACCTTGGGCGTGGCCTTTCGACCCTGCCACTGGTTTTGGAACCGCTTATTCGGCTCCTTCTATTGCGCCAACTGGGGTAGGACGTTCTGTTGCTTTTTCTCCTACTTAACCTATATACTTCTGTTTTTGCTTCCAATGCGAGATCAACTGCAGACTTTTCTCGAAGCTCGCAATAACGAAGTTGCTGAGTACCAACTAAACATAGACAATTTCAAACGCGCCATCGAAAAAATTAACACTCAGTACGCTGAGAACCAAGATATGCTTGACTTCAAAGAGCAGCTCATTAAACTGTTGGCCGATAACCAACGAGAGCAACTTAAATCTATAATTATGAGAGATGTTATTGCCGATCAGCTTGCGGAGCTGGAGGAATCCTGATGTTCTACGGAAAGTTGGCTGAAGACGGGACACTCGCTAAGTGGCCGTATTCGATTACGGAACTCAAGCGTGATCATCCGAACGTCAGTTTCACGAAAGAGATCAGTCCCGAGACTTTAGCCAGCTTCGGCGTGGTTACCATCAGCCGGACAGAACAGCCTCCGTACCTGTACGACAAAGAATATGTGCGGGGCGTCGTCGCTAATCCCGATGGCACCTTCGCCGAGATTTGGACGTACCGGGACTTGGATCCCGCGACTTTGGCTGAGCGCACAGCCGGTCAAGCTGAATCCGTTCGGTTCGAGCGCAACGAAAAACTCTCGGCTTGCGACTGGACCCAGCTCTCGGACGCTACTGTCGATGCTGCGACCTGGGCGACGTACCGTCAAGCCCTGCGCGATGTGCCTCAGCAAGCTGGATTCCCTTGGGAGATCACCTGGCCTACTGAGCCCGCGTAATTTAAAATAGATACAAAACCAAAGCTCATGAGCAATCCTATTTACTCTCAGAGCTTTGAGGGCATCGTCACAGTCATTACCAACATTATTGAGACAGTCAGCGGCGTGGGCACAACCTCCTTCACCTTGTCACCTGACGGTTATCCGTCGAACTTTGGAGGTGTTGTCTCGGCGCTGGCAGATTTAAATAGTACAATCAGCGGCATTTCTGCTGGAGGTGGAGGGTCTGCTAACATCGCCGCCGGTTCGGGAATTTATATTACTACAAGTGGTAGCTACGACATTATAAACGCTACAGTTACTAGCGCTTCTGGCACTTTATTCAGTGCTGGTTCCGGTCTGTACCTTGTTAATAGCACTGAGTTTAATATCGACTACAACCAAGTCTTTCAGGGCTCGGTTTCTGGTCATGTGTTGGCTGAAGGTAGCAACACGGTTCTTCCTAGCGGTGATTACATCACTGTTAGCGGCACGGATATCAGTTCTGTAAAGAACTACACGGCTGGCGAGTCTATCTCTGTCGGTCAGTTCGTTTGTTTCGACGCTGGTTCGCTCGTTAAGGCCTCCGCTGCGAGCGGCGTGGATTCGACTCGCTACAACACGTTCGGTTGTGCTGTTACTGCCGGCGGCGTGTCCGATACGATCAAGGTTAATTCAGATAATATTGTGACACTCAGTAGTTCTAATATTACTGCTGATGCGGCGCTGACTCCTGGTGAGTCTTATTATCTGTCGAAGTTTTATGGTGAGGTGACTCGGTTCTCGACCACTTCCGGTACGATTACGTTTGCTGAAGGTTACGGCGCGTTGGTCTATGTCGGCCGTGCCTTGAGCACAACTCAACTTGAAGTTGAGATTCAACCTAAAATCCTGCTGACGGAGTGATTTGAGATGGCTTTAAGAACTCCGATCATTCTGATCAGTGGCGGTTACTCCCAGTTGCCTACTGGGGATACAGTTCCTGGCACTGATGCAGCGGCCCTCGCTAGTGGTAATGCTGCCTTAGTCGATGCTGCCACAGCTCAGGCTAGTGGCAACGCTGCTTTCGTCGTTGGCGCTCAGGGTATTTCAGATGCTGCGACTGCTTTGGCTAGTGGCAACGCTGGTATTGCTGATGCCGGCGTGGCGTTGTCGAGTGGTAATGCGGCCCTTTCGACTTCGGCAGTTGCGTTAGCCAGCGGTAATGCTGGTATTGCTTCCGCTGATTTAAAGCTGCCGATTTCTGGCGGCACTGTAGCTGGTCAGTTTACACAGAATATTGTTGCGCTTGGATTGTATGGTAGTGGTATTGATTGTTCTTTAGGTAACTATTTTACTGCTACGATCAGTGGCGATTCGACGGTTGTTATTTCTGGTGCTCCGTCTAGTGTTGCTTATTCGTTTACTTATGAGGTTTTGCATGAAACTGGAACTATAACTTGGCCGACTGAAGTTGAGTGGGCTAGTAGCACGGCACCTACTTTAACTACTGGTAAAACTCACTTATTTATATTTGTTACTGATGATGGCGGTTCCCGTTGGCGTGCTGGGAGCCTTGTTGATTTTGCTACGTAGATATGGCTGATACTGCTAGTAATTTATTGCTTGCTTCTAGCGCTAATGCTGGCGGCGGTGGGCCTACCCCTCCTGTTGGGCCTTTTATTGGAGATGTTTTATTTTCTAGTTATTCGTCTCCTTATCTAAAGGTGTTCCCTTTTAGCGCTGATATTGGCTGGAGCGCTGCTTATTCAAATCCCGCTTCTCCTCCTGCTGTAGGCGTAGATAGTAGCACTTTTGTGCCAGATGGTTCTGCTGTCATTGTCGGTCAGCGTTCTACTCCGTTTATATCAGCTTACGCTTGGACACCTGGGGTTGGGTTTGGGGCTAAATATTCTGATCCTGCAACAGCTTTACCTGGAACTTCTACGGCTGCTGTAACAGCTTCAACTTCAGCCATTTTTGCTGTTTCTAGTTCATCTCCTTACATACACGCATATCCTTGGGACTCCTCTACTGGTTTTGGAGTTAAGTACTCAAACCCAGCTACTTTACCTCAATCAAGTTTAAATGATATTTCAGTATCCCCTACATTTACAGCTGTATGTGTTACTAGGTCTAACTCTACCGCTCCTCATCAATTTCAAGCTTACGCTTTTGACGCTTCTACTGGTTTTGGCGCTTTATATTCTCAGCCGTCTGTTGCCGGATCTTCTCGCGGGGTTAAATGGAACTTTGAAGGCGACATAATTTTTGGGGTGACTTCAGGCGGCAGCTATTTATATGCGTGGCCATGGTCCGATTCAACAGGCTTCGGTACTGCTTATTCTGCTCCTACTGTTAGCCCTACTTTTACTCCTAGGGATGAGTGTTTAGCGGTAGGCCCTGATTCGAGAACAGTTGTTGTAGGGAAATCAAGTTCTCCTCAGTTTAGAGTTTGGGCTTTTGACAAAGTTTCTGGATGGGGCTCTGAGTTATCATCTATTACATTAGGCGGAAATGCATCTGCGTTAGACATTGCTCTTACTAACGATGTTGCTTTTTTTGGTTGTACTTCGGTTTATAGATTAACAGCTTATAATTGGTCTTCTTCTGGTGTTGGGTCGAGTCTAGGAAACGCCCCCGGTATTAATATAACGCCAAGTAATATAACAAGTTACCACTACGGGTCCTAACTTTAGGTTTTGTTCGACTACGTTTTCTGTGCTAAATTTTTGTTTTAACTGACACCCGCAGATGGGATTGAAAGAACGGAGTTGCTAACGTGTAAGTAACTCGTGTCTTATCTATGTCTTCGCCAGATAAAACCGATCTATGGATTGCAGTAGGTCTATTTATATTTTCAGAATTAGTTGGCATGTCTAAGGCCAAGGATAACTCTATAACTCAAGTTGTCCTTAGAACTTTGACAACAATGTTTCCACTTGAAATAAAACAAAAAACCACAAAACGCTTAAAGCGAGACGAGCACGGTCGATTCGTATCTAGACGCCATGATCAGACTGATCGCTGACTTAGCTGTTTCTTTCGCTCTACTAGGCCTGATCGAGGCTGTAGTGAAGCCCGTGGCGACCACTTGGGCTAGACGACGCATCATCTCCTGGGCGCCTGTTGTTCTGGAGCATGTCGATTTTCTTCTTCCAGAAGTCTTAGCGTCTAAAACTGGGGCTGAGTTGGATCAGCTTGTTCGAGACACCTTTACTAAGTTGACGGGAGACGACTGGTCAGCTGTAGATCTTAGCTACTTCTGGCAGTTGTATGATCCTAGAGCTGCAGCAGATCGCTTAAGATCCAAGCAGCCTTAAGCGCTTTTGTATCTCTGTCTTCCATACCTGCTTCTGTTCGCTCCATAATTCCATGCAATTAGCCTGCATGGTATTTATTTTTCCTGACTCTATAACTTCATTTACTTTATTCTTACACTCCTCCCACGAGTCGCCGACTATGAACGGCAGCTCCCCGTTCGGAGTGTTTCTAAAGATTGCGTGCCAGTAGGTTGGTACTACGTGCAGTTGCCTAGCGTTTCTGAGAGTTACTGGTATGCACCCGGCTTCTAGTGCTTCGTACATGCGGAAGCTATCCATGCTGTCCTGACCCGGCGGACATAACGCAAATTTCGTTTCGTTGAGCATCTCGGCGTAGGCCCGCGTGGTTAATCCATCCATAGCCCCGAATCCTCCACAGTAATGCGTTTTGAAGTCGCGTACTTCTGTAAATATTTCAACCATTTGCTCCCGGTCTCCATGAGGGGTGCCTGCAAACGCCCAGTTATAAACTCTTTCTGAGCTTTTATTATTTTTTAGATATTGATTAAGGCCTCTTTTATATCCTAAACCTACCGTAAGAACTTTAGGGTTGTTTGTGTGCATAAAGTGTACATAGTTACGTACACTAAACTTACAATGGGGGTCATGCAGCCACTCACACGGTTCCCTAAGGTTTTCATCTGACAGTAAAAACACTCCATACAACTTAGATTTGTTTCTTAGCTTGTCTAAGTAATATCTATAGTTAACAGCATGGTTACATATAATTAGACTGTTACAGTCTTCTTCAAAACTGTCGCCAGTCGTAACTATATTTATATCTTTTTCTTTTACATCTAGCAATTCACATAGCCAGTCGAGCTCGAATAACCCATAGTCCTGGGTTACCCACTGGATATTTACATTTCTCATTTAGATGTGCTGTTCTTGAGTTTTGCCAATCTTACTCCAACTGTCGCTGATTTCAGCGCTTCAGCAGAAGTTGATCAAGCTTATCATTGATGTCTCTTAACCTAGTACGCATGTCTTCTATTTGTGCATCCAGATCAACTTTAAGCACGTACTGCAGCGGCAGGTTATTCAAGCGATCCTCTACGCCTTGTATTTTGTCCTTGCAGTACTGGAATTTACCATCCAGTGCCTTCTGTCTTTGTTGATGACTCCACGTTAAAAACGCCACGGCCGACGCTACCAGCGTGGCAATAGTCTCGCCGCCCATGAAGCTCTGATCTCTACCCTTATTCTACTTTCAATTTTATACAAATCTGAGAGTCAGTGTTTTGACAGTTGGGGTAGACTGGAGGCAGCCGAACTAACCCGAGTGGGCGAGAGGCAACTTCTTTTCGAGCTTCAGTGTCTTCAGAGAAGTAAAGCCAAACGTAAGTTCCGAAAGGATATCTTCGACTCGTGGGGGTGTTGTGCGTATTGCGGAGCCACCAGACCAACAACTCTGGATCATGTTCTGGCTCAAGCTCACGGCGGTTTGACCGTCAAAAACAATTTAGTTGCAGCGTGTGCCGGCTGTAACTTGAAGAAAGGATCTCTGGATTTTATGGAGTGGTTTCGCTCCCAGACCTTTTGGTCCTCCGAGCGCGAGCTGCGGGTACTAGCATGGATTCACCAGACGTGATTCGGTGTTAATAGTGTTTTAGTAGTGTTGTAGCTTTATTTTACGCACAATAGTCAATAATGCCCTATAGTTTGCCTGTTCACTTTTTGAACCATGGCTAAGCCTAAGGGCGCTTTGAACAAGATCGAGTCCAAACCCAAGACTACTTCTATTGGGCACGGTACTCTGTCCCGTCCCCGCCGCCGTGGCAAGAAGCGGTATCGCGGACAGGGGAAAGGTTGATTATCGCTTTGGCCGTTCTTTTGATTTAAAATTATCTAAAAGTCCGGCCTTAGTTATGTCTCAGTTTACAAAAGACTCGGAACTTGACTCTACGTTAGCTAGTGGTATCCAGTCTGCTGATCGTCGGTCGGGTTCGACTCACTTCGATCAACGCCGGACTGTTAATGCTAGCGGCGTGGTGGTCGATACAGCCAATGCCGTCACCTATGTTGCTGACGGTAACTATGGTATTTCTGATTATTATCCACTTACTTTCAATGCTACAGGAATTCTTCAGGTCAACATCAGAGAGCATAACTCTTGCGGCGACGTTATCATTCTTAACGCTGCTGGCACTGAGGTTCTTAAAGCCTCTCCGTCTAAGTACAGTTCCCGTAACAGCACCGTCACAACAACGACGGTGAATGCTTCGGGCGCTCACTACGCTTACATTCAGCTCCTGGGTCGCAACAGCTCTGAGTACAAGATCGGGATTGATCTGTACGGCGGCTGATAATGCGTACAAGTCAAGAAGGCATCAACCTCATTAAGAGGTTTGAAGGCTTGCGCCTAGTTGGTTACCTCTGCCCAGCAGGGGTTCCGACTGTTGGTTACGGATCGACTGGACCCGATGTAAAAGTCGGGATGAAGATCACCGAGGCAGAAGCCGAGAGCAGATTGATTAACTTCCTGGAGACTATTGAAACTCAACTGCGGGACATTGTTTCTGTCCCGATCAATCAACATGAGTTTGATGCTTTAGTTAGCTTTACATATAACGTCGGCTTTGGTGCTCTCAGACGTTCGACGTTGTTGCGCCTTTTGAATGACAACGCGCCTCGGACCACCGTGGCCGCTGAGTTTCTCCGTTGGAACAAGGTTGATTCCAAGCCTCTCCCTGGCTTGACTCGGCGCCGCGAGGCTGAGCGAGATCTATTTCTTAGTCCTGTGAAGAACCCAGCTTTGGCTAGCTCAATCTATGCGCTTGAGGATACTTGGCTCAAGCGTGAACCCAAACAGTCCTCAGAGTTAAAAGCTGAGGAAAAAGTTTTTGTCCCTAAGGGCAGCGCTCATCAGTGGGAGCTGATTGAGATCGTTCCTGGTGAGACTCATTACCGTGTACGTCTTGAGAGGCAGCCTGACCCGCCGTGGTGGTTCTGGCCGCCTCATTTCAAAATCATTAACGATAATGGCAGCAGCCCTAGCAATCCAGAAAAGCCTGGGGCTGATGGTGTCCTTCCAGTTCCTTATTATTCGCAGCTGGATAACTATAAAGATCCTTACAGGACGTGCTTTAGCAGCTCTTGTGCAATGCTGCTGAAGTATCTAAAGCCCGATAGCATTCAAACAGATGATGACTACTTGCGTGTAGTCTTTAAATTTGGTGATACTACGGAGCCTTCTTCACAAATCGCTGCTCTTAAGCACTTCGGTGTGACTGCACAGTTCCGCATGGACGGCTCCTGGGCCACCGTGAACCAGCTCCTAGACGAGGGCAAGCCTGTCCCTATAGGCATCTTGCACAAGGGTCCTGTGAGCGCCCCTACGGGCGGCCATTGGATCGTCGCCATCGGGTCGTGGAAAAACCATCAGGGCTACGTTGTCCACGACCCGTACGGGGAGCTCGATCTGGTCAACGGGACTTACGGCAGCAAGGACGGAGCTAACCTCCGTTACAGCCAAAAGAATCTTGGACCCCGGTGGCTGGTAGAGAACCCTAACTCTGGCTGGTATATTGAGGCTTTGGAATGGTGACCTCAGCAGACTTCGATCACGAGGCGATCCTTCGTGAGTGGGATTATCAAGAGGAACAAGTTAAAGCTGACTTCTTAGAAATCCTCTACGATTATTATCAGCCTGCTGATCACACATATACCGGACTTTGGTTGAGGTTTACTGAAGATTGCGCTAATATATTTAGAGGGCTCGCGGTGAAGGACCCTACCGCTATCGTTAACTTCTTACATGGCAAACGATAGGGACTATAGGGAAGAGTACGACTCTTACCACGGAACCACTGAGCAAAAGAAACGGCGGGCAGCTAGAAACAAAGCCCGCCGCCACTTAGAACGTTCCGGTCGAGTTCGCAAGGGTGACGGTAAAGATGTGGATCACAAAGACGGCAACCCTTTGAATAACGGGTCGGCTAACATACGTGTTATAGATCGTAGTACGAATCGCGGGAAGCACTAATGGCCGTTTTTCCACAGCCCAACTTAACGGCTTCTGCTGAGCTTACTGGATCGCTCAGAGATTATCCCGCTGTTTTAGTACCTAACTCCCCGGATCAAGTTTATTTAAGGCGCTTTGCAGTCTTTGACTCTGATTCCGCAACTCGTGTACCCGCTCAGATTCGCAATGACTACGGAATATCTTTTAGGCGTCCTGTAAGTCCTGTAGAGTACAGCGAAGGCAACATTAAAAAGTCTACTCAACCTATAGGTGTAGCTGGGTATAATCACAGGGCGATGCCTATGTTCTCTCCTGACGATTTATCTCAGGAAGAGATGATGATGTACTTAGGTCAGACAGAGCCTAAAAATAGAGAGACTTTACGTATGGCTATGTCGTTAAATCAAAATCAAAACTTTTTAAGAACTCCTACTGTTAATGCTGATTATCCTTATCAGACTCATAATATGATGAACAATCTCCTTTCGTTAGCTGCTGCTAAAAAAGCCGCCGTTTAAACCATGGTTGATAACGACTTTCCAGTTCGTTTAGCAGGCCAGCGTTTTGGTCTGTCAGCAAGAGACCTGCGTGGCGTTACTCCGATGGAAGTAACCAGTAGACTTCGTTACCAGCAGACCTTCCCTAGAACCTAAGATGCGTTTTTCTGGAGCAGAAGTTGAGTTCGACCCTAGGGACCTTCCTTATGGTGGTGCTTCTCGTTTCGCTGGCGCTTTACCTGCTGCCTTCCCACAGTTAGTAGACCGCATCGAGGCCTCTATACTGCCCGAAGAGTCGGGTTATTCCTGTGACGAGCTCCCTGACGGGTCTGCATAAAGTCAGTCTTGACTGGTCTACGCCAGACCCTGAGCGGGTTTTAGCCCGTCATGCTCGCGTCTCCTGTAAAGACCCTAATAAGCCCGAGTTTATTGGGCTTTTAAAGTATTGCATCAAGCATGGGCACGTTAGTGTGTTCGAGCAGGTTTGTGCTTCTTACGAGATTATTACGACTCGCAGCATTTCAGCTCAAATCATTAGGCATCGATCCTTTTGTTTTCAGGAAACCAGTCAGCGCTACTGCAACCCACTAGAGGTTCTTTCGGATCACATTTCAAATCCCGCTGACTTTGAGCTGCGCGAGCAAGATCAGAAGAACAGGCAGAACAGCACACGATACACAGATACTATTTTAGAAAACAAGTATCGTGATGATATCTATAAAGTGTATGAGGCTGCCACGACTCTGTACGAGTCGATGATTGCAGACGGCGTGGCTCGTGAGTGCGCCCGTAACGTCCTGCCTATGGGTTCGCCGACCCGCCTGCACATGCAGGGGAACCTTCGCAACTGGATCTTCTACGTCGGCCTGCGATGCGCCCCAGGTACGCAGCTCGAACACAAGTACATCGCAACGCTGATCGGCCGAAACCTGAGGGACCTGATCCCGTCAACGATTTCCGCTGTGATCGAGGCTGCTACGGAAAGTGACAGCCTGGGGCTTTGCGGCTGGAAGCACCTTGACGATCTGGTTTGATGCCTTAGCCTGGAGCCGCAGTGGAGGTTCACTGCATTCGGGTCAAGATGGAGGTTCAGGGAGGGTTGCAGACCTCCCTTTTTATTGTTCGTACGCCTTAGCCGCTGTGGAAGCTATTGCGTTTCGAAGCTGCCTCTTCTTACCGTCTACTAAGTGATGGCTGGATACGATACAACATTCAGTGATGTTGTCTTCCGTTAAACAGACTTTGACGCAACCATCTTCCAGCACTTCGGTTTGAAAAGGAGCCTCGCTCATCTCTTACTTGTCAGTTGGGCTCAGAGTAGTTCATTCCAAGGGTTCTGTTCAGCTTCTTGTTTTTGTTGTTTTTGGAGTCCGCGTGCCTGGGCGATCCCAGCAGCTACCGGGTTCGTCGCCGGCCGTTGGAGTGTTGCTACCATCTGCCGCAGACTATTGTTTTCCGCTTGCAGCTGCTGCAGCTGAGCGTTAGCCCAGTTCTTTGCGTTTTCGTTCAGAGTTTGCAGGGCGTTCTCAGGGTGGGGGAAGGCGTATGTTTTGCCTGGGCCTGCTTCGATTGGCTGCCCGCCCTCTTCTGTAGCTAAGGCATCGAGGAAAGCAACAGCTTTTTCAATCGGGATCTCACCGAAGATCGAGATTTCTTCGGCTTGGACAATACCTCTGTTCTTTGAGTACGCCTGTTGGAAGGCCGTGGTCACCTTCGAGGCCTCGCGGATCTTTAACTCTGCGATGCGCCTTTGTTCATTCATCAGGGAAGCACCCGCCAGAGTGCCTCCCATAGCGGCCAGGGGGATGGAAAGCAGTTCAGGCTTAACGACAGCTGTTAAGGTGCTGGCTGCTGCTCCAACCCCAAAGATAATTGTGTACAAGTTTTTAAGCATTTGATTGGCTCGGTGCTGGGTCGTGTTCTTGGAAAGCAGAATCCCAGGAGTCGGGATCCATGGCCCAGTCTATAGGCGAAGGCAAGCGGTTCTTACCCGATGCCGCCCTATCCGTACTCACGTCGTAAGGCTTAAGGCGGAGACCTGTAACGACTGGCTTGCCTCCGTGGTACTTGACGTTGATGCCAGGAATTTTAACGACATTACTTACAGTTTCTTTAAGCCTGTCAACGAAACGGGCCTTAGCGCTGTGCTTGTAGCCGTTTGACTTGCAGTAGTTGACGTACGAGGCATACACTTCAGAGTATGCGTTCTTGACGTACATACCACGTTCGGACTCATCAATCGACGGACGGAACGCACCGCCACCGAGCGAGGCGTGGCTATTGGGAGCGTACAGGCAGCAGTCAGCCAAGAACGCACAGATCGGGTTGTTGAACACCAGTGCGTCAAGGTTTGATTCGTTGAGGGTCGGAACGTGCTTGACCGGGTTAGCGAGAACATCACGCATTTCGTGGAACGGCATAGCCAACAGCCACGCTGCAAATCCTGGCAGTTCCTTAACGAACTCGCCTTCTATGCGATCGGGGAACACACTGATCAAGTTGCGGCGTAGTGAAGGATCGATAACCTGATCCATCACGATCGTCAGTCGGCGGCGCTCCAGACCGCTGCTGATGTCGGAGCTGCTGATGTGTTCGTTACTGGCGATGGATACCAGTAGCTCTGGTTTAAAGTTGATGACTTCTTTGCCGTATTTACGCTCAGCGCGAAGAGTGTCGCTGGAGGATGTAAGTTTCTTGAGCGTGTCGAGTCGCTTGCTGAATGACGCCTCGTCAGTCAGGAGCAATAGCCGCTTGCCGATCAGGCTGTGACACTCGAAGCGGTTGGTTTCGATTGTCTCTAGGTCGCTGGTATGTGTGCCCGTGTAGCCGGCCAAGGCGATGAGCAGCTGCTGCAGCGTGGACTTACCAGAGCCTCCTGGGCCGATCAGATGCAGGAAACGTTCGCCAGTTGTGTAGCCGATCAGAACAGCACGGCAGAACGCACGGATGATGATCAGCTTATCCTTACCCACAGCCCATTCAAGCCACTTAAGGATCTCTGGGCACGTAGCATTCGGGTCGTATTCAAATGGCAGCCGGGTTTGGAAGTAGCCCTCGCGCTGATTGCCTTCCTCGAACTCCAGTGTGTGAGCTTCGAGCACGCCGTTTTTGAACGGGATTTTGCCTCTGGAGGTTTGCCAGATCGACCCGCGCCCGCCGTTTACAGAACGGAGGAGTTTTGCTTTGAGAATCAGGTAAACGGAGCTGATGGTTGCCGAGTTGTACTTCGAGAGGACACCGGCTTGAACGAATGTATCTAGGGTTTTTACGATCCTGCGTTTGATGTGCTGCTCGTCGTTCAGGAACCAGACGCCATCGTTTTCGTCGTATGTAAAGAACTCATCGAGGCTTGAGTCGTAGAGGAACTGTTCTCCATAGTTGTTTACAATAATGTCTGCAATATCGTTTTCACTGAACTGCCTGTTGTTGTTCTGAATCTGGATGAGCTGGGAAGGGGATTGCGGCGTGGCATCCATAGGTTTCTCCTTTGGGGGTGTTGATACCGATGTTGATTTGGATGAGTTGAAATCGAAGTCGATAGTCATTACAGAGTTCTTAGGCTCTGCTTTTTTGGCCTTAAGTTCTTTTTTGATTTCTTCTGGGCAGTACTCTTTAAAGATCTGATTGTTCTGAGTCTTGATCCGCTTCCACGCAGCTAAGTCGCCGTCGTCTGCTGCCAGGGTTACTGCTGGTTTAAGGCTGATGGGATCTTGGATGCTATTTAGGATGCGGTTGAATTTTCCGTCTAGTTCCGGGGCGTACTGGTAGATAGCGTAAAACACTTGGTTCGCTGCGTCAAGTGGCGCAGTTGCCACCGGGACGCTGTTCTCTCGCAGCCAGTTGGCCCAGCCGATGATCTCTTTGAATGCCACCGCCATGGCGGTTGAGCGGTCGTCTACAGCCTCCCCATCGAGGATCCCTTTGACCGTTCGGCTCAGCAGACCTGTCAGCTCTACCCCGTCAGGATCGGCCTCCAGGGTGATCGCCTCCTCAGGGTCTGATTGACCTGACTCTTGCTTAGGTATCTTTATGAAAGCCTGGTAAGCTTCATCTATCTTCTCGGCGGGTATGTATTTGTCTGTTACGCAGATAAGACCATTAGGATCAGATGTTCCATAGAACAGGTTTGGGACCTGCGTGGCTCGAACATCACTGCCAGGAACTTGTTTAGCTAACTCTCTAGTAAACCACTGGTAGAAGTCTTTATCTATAATAGGTTTAGCTAAGCCGAAGACTAACCTAAAGCGCGGCCAGGTTTCTGACGTACTAGGAGAATAGTATGCAAAACTTAGATACCGCTTGCATAGGTCTAGCTCTAGAGCTTCTTCTACTGTCAGTTCTTGCTGTTGTACTTTATTGCCATTTTTATCCTTACCATCTGCCTGGTTATCAATATCTAGAATTATCAGACCTGCTTGGATGCAGCCTGTACCACCTTGAACTCTCTTTCCATTGACTAAGTGCCACGCGCAGAGTCCATAGCCTTGGCATGTTAGGTCTGCGATCTTGATTATATCGTCGTCGCCCTGAATCCAGTTGTTATTGAACGCAGCAAAGTTACCACCTTCGGCGATTTTGCCTAGTTTCGGGTCAAGATAGTTCTTGACTTCCTTGTTCCACGAAAAGGCAAAATCCATGCGAAAGGGCTGGGCAGACGGTCATTCTGGCACGGCTGGGCCGGCCGTCAAGTTCAGTCTGTGAAGACTGTGTTAAGTTGTGCGCAGCTTGATATAGAAGTCCTTGAGGACCGCGAGCCACGACTTTGTATGTTTTTCCACCTCGCCTTCGCTAAATGTAAACACCTGCACCGAATATGACGGCACTGGTGTACTTACAATGATTTGTGTTTTCTGTATCTTAATTCCTAGGCAGCTCTCGGCCGCGAGCTTGTAGGCAGCGAGCTGCAGCGTGGTCTTTTTCAGCTTGAAGACTCCAGATACTAGAGACTTTCTGAGCTGATCGCTCATCTGCACTTTCGTGCTGGGGAACTTGGCTGAGTACGGGCCTAGTGATGTCTTGAAGTCTCCTAGGACAATTTCTCCATTGCGATCACGATAGATGATGTCAGGGCACCCTGCGTACCCCTCGTCTGATTCCGTATCGTAGTAATGGAGCCTGCCTACACCGTCGCTGCCTACAAACTTATTCCACTTCGGTTGGTTGTAAGGTTTTTCGGACCAGAGTACTTTTGCGTCGTCTAGGAGTTCGTTTAACTTCTCTGGCATGTCAAGCCAGTATGGTTCGTAAGCTTTGGGCGGTTGTACCTTTAGTCCTCGGATGTAGTTTTCTACAGAGTTATGGATCCAAGAACCCCGTTCAGCAGCTTGCTCAGCCACTCCGGGGTTCATCAGATTCCAGTGCTGCAGCTTCTTTCTTGTTTCCTCGGTCTGCGTGGCAGATAAAACGCTAGTTACAGAAGGAAGCGGCCTGTTAACTCCGTCGCAAACGTAATGCCGTAAGCCGTCTAGAGTTAGTCGTGTTTGGGACACATTCCCGTGTCAATTATCTGAAGTATAGCTCGATACTTAGAACACATCAGAAATGTCGATTGCCTTCCGAGGTTCTTCGGTATCTTCGTCGTCTACGAAAAATTCCGACACTGAATAGTCAAATTGTTTACAGTCGTCATCTAGACTCTTCGATAAGCACAGGCTTGCATTAAAACTTTCTTTTATGATCGACGCACACTGCTCTGGAGACCGCACGTCCCCATCTGGGGACACAGTTTCTTGCAGGATCTGATCAGACACTAACAGAGCGCACATTTTATTAAGCTGCGCATTAAGCTTGTCTACGCTCTCAACTAAGTTGGTTTGCAGTTTGATCAGCCTGTCGATCTTATTCACGGTTGAAGGGGAGTTAAAGGTTTAACTGCGTCCCAATCTAGGGCATACGCGATCTCTGTACTTTTTGTTTTCGGGTCTTTTTCAAAGACGAACCAGCAGGCTGTTACGGAGTCCCGCGTGGATCCAATCGCTCTGAACTTAGGTCGAGGGGAAAGCACTATCATCTTTGTCATGGGGTTGGACAGAAGGAACCCGCGTCTCCTGGTTACTGGCTCGATGAAGGACAGTCTATCGAGTATAATGATTCCCTTTTTTGCTATGTTTGTTCCGTATTCAAGGATGTACTTGTTGTACTCTTTTGAACCTAGAGTTACTGCCACCACCCAGTCGAAGTCTTTGACGGACTGATCGAGCCACCAATTTAAACTATATAAATTTTCTTCATCTTTGTTGGTTGTGATCTCCGAGACCCTCTGCTTAAGATTATCTGTAAGTAGTTGGAGGGGGTCATAAGGAGCTAGCACGCGCCCTTGCACTGTGTAATTATCAAGCAGTGCTTCAACCACACCTGATGGCAGATTGTAAAAGTCATCCATGTGCATAAGACGCGATGCAAGCCAGTTTACATCGTCAGGATTTATTTACCTCCCTTTGCGCCGCGTGGCCATGACCGAGCCTAATTGGATTACGGCTGAGCAAGAGTTTACGCATCAGTATTTTTTGATGCAAGCTAAGAAGCTTGACAAAGAAGAGTTATTAGATTTGTTTGAGCATGTTCATAAACAGTACTTAGTTAACCATAGGTTATTTAAGTCTCTTATGAAATGGTGCGCTAAAGAGGGTTTAGGCCTTCCTAGTTTTTCTACATTACTTGAGTGATAATTAGGTGAAGTTTATCCCGCTGTAGTTTGTTGTGAACATTCCTGTAGTATCTTCTGCTGTTAAAGCTAGGTTTGTCCTTGACGGTATTAGAGACACACCCGAAATTAGAGGCAGTAATCCAGATGAGTTCACTGAAAGTGTTGTAGATATTGCTTGACTTACTCCTATATTAGCCTCTGCTCTTGCTGTGTACCCAGAAGGATTCCCGTAGTTTAAGTTGGGGCTTAAACCGGAACCGATTGCTCTGATGCCTATCGTTACGATTCCTCTAATCCCAAATGCTGCGTATCTATTATTTGGGAAAGATTGCGTAGTTGTTATAGCTCTATTTACATTTGAGTCGTATTTCGCCGCAACTCGGCAGGGAAATCCTTCTACTTGAGTTGCAACTTGAGATACAATTTTTCCAGCAGATATAGTTTTTATCTGAGTTAAATTTGAGTCAACTTCATAAGAAACAGAGTCTCCACGATTTACAGTACTTTGACTGCTAATAAAACCACCAGTACAGGCTACTATAAGTTTAGTTGTGTCTGAGTCTTTTAAGCTTATACTTAATATATTAAACATACTGTTTGGTAGTGTAATTGCTCTAACAATATTAAATTGGTCGTCATACAGCACTAAACCTCTGTACTGACCATTATTTCTTGTTCGCGAGAACGCTACTATAAATCCTTCTAACCCTGTTGAATAAGTTACAGCTAACGCTATGGGGTGCGGATTAACTTCATTTGTGCCAGTACTATTATTTAATGAGTATCGTTTCGCTGGAGTACTTGCATCGATTATTCCTTGCTCATCTGCTTTATAAATGTACTGGAAATTTATATCGTCGTAAACAATCCACCATAATACACTACCGTCTAAAGATCTCACAAAACTTACTTCTGTTATGTGGTTTGACGGTGTTAAGGCGCTAGCATTTCTCCATTTAAATAACTGTGCTGCTGATGGTGTACTAGGGTCATCTGGATCTATATTATAAACTACGCTAAATTCATTTCTTCTAGTAAGTACCCATAGTTTATTTAATACAGGATCCCATTGACCTCTTTTAAAGTTCTCTCCGGCTGTAGAGCTTTCTGGCAGCCCTAAATTATAAGAGTAAGACCATTGTATACTTCCATCTTGACTTTTTATCTTTATAACTACGTTTTCGGTTGCCCTCAAGTAACCTTTTCCGTAAACTAAATATAAGAATTGATTTGTAGTATCAAATTCTAAGCTCATTTGAGGCACCCAGGATATAAGTATCCCTCCTCCTCCGATCGTATACGGTTCGGTGTTGTATTTTTTAGTCCAAATTTCTTTTCCGTCCCGCCCGAGTTTACGTATGAAGACGGAGCTTGGAGTTGTATCTAAAGCTCCTGTTTGTGCTGAAGGCACCCAATAGGCTACATAAGTAAATCCATATTTATCTATTGTTGTCTTGGGATTACAGTATGCTATTCCTTCATCTAGTTTTATTGAGTTAAACTCAGTTATTTCATTTACCCATAGATCTAAAGATACACCGGGATCTACTGTGCCTAAACAATTAGCATCAGAAACTCCCGTGGAGCCGTTCGGATACGTTACAACGTAGTATACCTTACTGAAGTAGTCTGAATCTTGTATTGTGTATGTATCTCCTGTACCTATTGGAGCGGAGCTTAAAGTGTTATACCATGTTATAAAATCATAAGTGCAGAAGCTGGACCCTCTTAAAATATCCCCAGGTTGAGGGTTTAGGGGGTCCCCAGTGGTTGTTGGGCACGGAGGCGGAATATCGCAACCACCGCCGAACTCGTCGTAGTTAAGAGGAGCGAAGCCTATACCTAAGTCGTAGCTTTCATTGTATTGCGTTGAGTTGCCACGGTAGATGTACCGCAGTGGCGTGGACATTAAGCCAGGCGACTGCGAGCGTAACGTCTCCGTATAAGTCTTGCAGTACACCGGCTGGTGATACCGCCACTGCGATCTGTCAGAAGTCCCCTGCGTACCAAAAACATTTGTCAGTAATGTGTTTTCATAGTTCCTATGAGTGACAGGACCGCCAGTCCTGCCTTCAGCAGGGGTGTTAGCGTCCGGTGTGTTGTACGGTGAATAACCTTGATTATCGGGAGCCGCGCCCCCGAAATACATGTATTTTTCCCGCTGGGTTACATCAGCGTGAGGCTGCAGCGGAGCTTGCCGTGGACGTAAGACATTCGCTTCAGGTCCGATCGCATCGGCTGCTTGCGCACCAGCAACCTGAGTTCGCGTAGCTATCCGTGTTCCTTTGTATGTATCTAATATCGCACCGCTAGCGTTATACGGTGTCGGGTCTATTGAACCACTCTGATCCGGTAATACCCCAGGAACATACCGCCAATTACCGTCGTAATCCCACGCTCCGTTTAGAGTTGTTCCACTTAAAGGTGAGCCAGCTACAACAAAGCCTTCATCAGCTCCGTCAGCTTGCACCCCTGAATACAAAACTACATAACCTTCATGATCCGGGCCAGATTGTATCCTCCTCGGCCCAGAGTCATGATTGAAATTAGGCAGAGGAAGATACGGCATGGCCGATCAGTCATCCAGCAGCAGGAATATCAACACCAGGATTATCGACAGCAGGAACATCAGGACTACCCACATTCCCGTCAGCCGCAGGGGTTTCAGTTTGTGCAGCAAGTTGCGAAACGAGCACTCGCATATCGCTACTAACACTAGCCATGTCCTGCATATACATCTTACGGAGCTCGTTGAGCTCATCCTTCAACCGAGCAACCTCAGCAGAAGAGTCAGATGAACCAGAATCAATGCGGCGGTTACGACCAAGAGGATTAGGCATTTTCAGAGGATTTCTTTCTCTCACTGTACATCTTAGCCTTTTCCTTCGCCTTAGATTTTTTTGAAACTCTCTCAGGCAAATCGCCTTTAGTCTTTTCCTCGTACTCAGCTACTTTACCTTTAGAAATTTCACCTCGCTCAGCCATGGCATAGAACTTACGTCTTTGTGCTTCGCTCTTAAAAGGCATCCTAATAAACACCAGTTATAACTATTTTACATAAAAAAGGACCCGCTTAGAGCGAGTCCCTCACCAACCCTACAAGCTAAATATATCAGCCTTGGTCCATGAACAGCAGTTTGCTGCGCACGGCCTCGGGGCTCATCTGAGACAGATAACGCCACGCTTGATCAGGGGCTTGGTTCATAACCTGATTAAAACCTTGCCACTGCATGTCAGGATTCACAGCAGTGTTCCCAGCAGAAGCATTAGCAGGAACAGCAGGGAACTGATCGTAGTCAGGAGCAGTGGCTTGCTGATTCGGCCAGAACTGACCTTGATCGTCGTAATAACCCTCGTCAGTCTGCACATCAATCGGCTCTACTTCAGTGAAGTACCGATCAGTGTAATCGGCCAGGGTGTCACCATCGGTCAGGATGTGCTCCATGGCAGCAGCACGCTGAGTGGTTTGCTCAAGCACAGCTTGCTGTTGGATCAGAGCATCTTCCAGCGTGGTGGCATACTGATTCAGAATGCCAGGGGCCTCGATACCGAAGTGATTAACGACGGCGGCGGTTTCGGCGCTGAGTTGAGGTGTCGCCGTAGAACCCTGATAAGAAGTCGGGGTTGTAGAGGCGTTGCTGAACGAGGTCTGCGGAGCCTGGGCCGCCGGATATTGCGCCGGTTGGGCCTGTAAATTCGGACTGTACTGTGTTGTAACCTGCGGTGCCGTTTGGTACTGAGGATACGATGCTGTCTGGCTGGGGGACGGCGAAATCTGCGAAACCACCCGCTCCAGGCTGCTCATTGCTGCCTCCCACGGATTGCTCGGGGAGTAGCTGGACGGAGACTGGCTGAACTGGTTGTTGGTAGAAGGGGCCGTAGCCGGTGTTGCCGGCGACGGCTGTTGGGGCATAGCTACCGAAGGTGCCCCCTGGGTATTGGCTACCCATTGCGGGTAACTGGTTGAACCCATATCCGCCGAGGGAGCCGCCTGCGGGGCTGCTACCGCCGGAGAGACCGGGCTCGGGATCGAAGCTTGGATCTGCTGGCTCATAGCTGCCCGAGTAAGTTAATTCTTGCGCAAGGTGGTCGAAGGTCCTGTATAAAAGACCAGTTATGTTGAGCCGAGGGTCAGCGGCAAGGGGCTGGTTCGGCGCAAGCGGATGTGGCACTTGCAACATCTGATTCAATAATAATAGAAATTGCTGAAAAGCGCCCTGGGTTTGTTGAACCATTCTGAAAGGAAATCCTTTCAACATCTCAGCCCGCTCAGTTTCAGTTTTATCAGGGAAAAGGTAACGAATAGCTTCGACGCTATCGACACCTAATTCCTGCAAGTTCCGAACAACAACGGATTTCTGTACAAGATCGTAAGCAGTGTCTTCGTACACATCGCCTTGATACCGGAAGCTAACGTTCCGATCACCATCAGGCGGTAGCCCGTAAACGCCACGCGGGATTTTTTGATTTTCAAGAGCTTTTTGAATCCTTGCATCAACATCCGCTTCGAACTTTGCAAAGCGGTTTTGATAACGAGCAACAGCTTCCTCAGTCTGCTCCTCAGGAGGCTTGGGCGGCTTCATGCCCGTAACCTCAACAAACGACTCTCTAAAGACGTTCTCTTGATGATACAGAATCATCTCAAGAAGCCTACAGAATCCGTAGGTTAAGAAGCTCTTGTTTTTACGGGTGGCCGTGGCCTGAGCCCGACCCATCAAACCTTTAATCTCCGTGGCAGTCGCACCAGCTGAGATCGAAATCTCATCCACGCCGCCTAAAGCTGTCCGAATCTCTTCCCGAAGCAACAGAGCGTAACGGTTCATGTCACCGTTAACCGGGTCAGGCGTCAGGAAGCCGACCCGATCGGACGGTTCAACGTTCGCAATGATTCGCGGAACACGCAAACCGCCAAGCAAACTGTTCGAGCCAAACGGGTCAGAAACCCGAGTTGACGGATTATCGATACCAGCAAAACCGCTTTGACTACTAATAGTCGGGCGGAAATTACGGTCACCGCCGGCAGATTCGACCAGATCGCTACGGGGACGGGAGCTGACGAGCGTGGGATTACCAAAGAACTCAATGTTCTTGGCAATATTGCTCATCATCTGATCATGAAGAACGATAGCCTCCATGAACTGTTCAAACTCGCCTTCGCCTTCAGTACCACTGGCATTTGGCTTATTTAAAACCTCCACAGCGGG